TTTGCAGTATAGCCGTCCATATTAGAAGCCAACTCCCTTGCCCCATTGCTGCATGGTATTCTGCCAGTAGTTGGGGTTCATGGGAGCCGTCTGTTGCTTTTGAAGCTCTTCACGGGCAGCGGCTGCATAAGGATTGGTCAGCTTCTCAAGCTCCTTGCTCTTCATGGCATTAACTGCGGCTACTTGCCCCATTTGGTTCAGCGCACCCTGCGGCCCGTAAATATCAACATACTGCGTTTCAAGCGGCTGTGAAGAACGCGCAATGTCCAAAGCATTCTGCCTAGCAAGTGCCTGCTGACCAGCCTGCTGTTGCATACCAAGCATGGCAACATCAAGTGTTTTATCAGGAGGTGGAGGTGTAGGAGGTGAGCCGCCCATAATTAATATGGAATGTATAGCTCTCTGTGAGTTCGTTGCAAGCCTAATTTATTCATCGTCTCCTCTGGGAAATTACCAGCACCAGCGCGATTATCCAGCGGAACTCCGATATATCCGTTCTTGCCTGCTAGTTGCGTGTGAGCAACCCAGTCACTCATCACCTGCACAACATCTCTTGGTCGTGTAATTGCCGGATGAAATGCCGGATAGGTAACAGGAAGGTACACGCAATCGGAATATCCAAAGATTGTATCGCCTCTGCACAGGGCATGAAGCGTAATATTCGGATTATCTACAATCTTGTGGTCAAATGACTCGGCAAATGTCTGCATCTGCCGAAATTCCTGCGTATTTGGTGCTATGTATCGGTAATGTATTTTATCTCGCATGAATTATGTTCCTACAGCCACCTGAACACCATTTGCAAGCGTAGATTGGAGATTTTGCGACTGCTGTGAAATAATCTGCCGCCTGACAACAGAATTACCGCAAACCATGCAAGGCAGGCAGTCAGGATCGCTAGGAGTATTGATCGGAATACTGGAATAAAGCGGAATTACCCCGTCATTACCAAACGGGGACATATACAAGTTGGGAAACTCTGTTACAGGGACGCTGGCTTGTTGAATCGTAGGCATATCAGCAGGTCTTGGTGTATTCGGTTGCCGCAGTAGTCGCCTTCTGCGTTGCTAGTGCTGCCGCCTGCGTATTTGCATCGTCCAGCGAGACATAGCTGATGAAAGATGCCGTTGCCGTAGCGGAAACATAGGTATTGGAATTAGCACACTTCAGTTTGATCGTCCTAGTCTGCGTACTAGACCATGAATTAAGCGCGTTCCCTGCCTCTTCTTGCGGTGCAGGAGCCAAGTCAATAGAGATTGACGATCCATCCTCACCAACAACGCAATACTTTGTCTCGTTAGCGTTTGTCCGGCCTACGGATTTCTCAATCCACGGGTCTTGATACATCCTGATGGCATCAACGCCCATAGATCCGCACCATTCCACTAGGAAACTGAATGCCTTGTCCACATCTAGCGTGTATTTTGACTCGCAAGACGTATCAGTCGTTGTCCGCTGGACGTTTTCTGTGATCAGTCGGCGGTATTGCGTCTGGAGTATTCCAAGATCATTGATTTTGTCGGACTGCTGGCTTGTCTCGTATTGATATGGATCGGTGACAGCAAGCAAACGGCTATTCAAGATTGACTGATACACGCCCTTGCTTCCGCGATAGGACACTTTTACGTCAACCGTTCCTGCGATCTGCGTGCAATCAAGCTCTCCGTAAGCCAATTGCTTCAGCCCCATCTCATCACCAAGCAATGCCGTCTCAAATTGGCAATAGATTCGGTTCACTCGCTCGTTGGTCGTGCCGTCCTGATTGACTTCAAGATAGGTATCGTACCTTTCAGGAACAAATGCCTCCCAAAGATGGTTAAATGACCCATCGCTGGTGCTAGTGTAATCAACAGAGAAAGCATAGCACCTCGGAACTCCGTTAATAATGTTGTTTGACCAATTTACAGGACGGATGCCTGTCCAGACACCAGCCCACGCTGGAGTCCTAGCTTGATTCCATTCAGATGCGGCGGCATAATCCAACACCATCGTCGCGCTGTTAAGCGTTTCAAGGTATGGGATGGAATAAAGCAAGTAATTCTCAAACGATGTGGCACAGATTCCCGTGTAATTAGGAGCCATCAGACGCTTGGCCTTCGCCATTTCTACATCCTTGTAAAGAACTTGGCTAGATAGATAGCTAGATGCGGCGACATCGACGCTGACAAGGCCACCCTGCGAGTACCACCACATGAGTCCATTCTGGAAGGCGATACTTTTTCCGGCAACGCACCCGATATTCGGGAACAATGTCTGCTGGAAGTTGGCAGTCGTTGACCATTGTGAGCGATCCAAGATGCCAGAGGCTAAAGAATAGGTTGCCTGATCTGTAAAGACATACAGGCGGGTATCGTTGTTCTGACCGATGTGATCGTGCATTGCCGTAACGGGACGCGCTACGCTGAAATCTCCACGGCCTGCACCAGAAACACGCTCTGTCCAACCAAGAGGATTAGCAAGATCAGATGCACTAATAATGTTCCCATTTGCTACCCATAAGCGGTTTCCTGAATACGCCATCCAGTATCCGACAGGCATATCGGGAATGTGTCCGCCAGTCTTATCAGATCCATCCCAATAATGGGCATTATTGATCCCATCTTGGAAAATGATCATACGATGTGACGGCGTTACGGTCGTTCCTCCGCTTGTATTGATTGCCGCAGATTGCGTTGCCACAACCATGTTAATTTCAGGGACATTGGGGTCTAGTGCAATGTTTGCAAGCTGGTAATCACTCCATGTTTTAGGCTGCGTAAGCGGGAAAGGCGAATAGTATGCCTTGCCATCAACAACAAAGACAGCGTATGGCAATTCAGATGCTGCAAATTCAGTTCCTTCAGGCGTGTAAATTGTTTGCTTTTGAGTAATAGTAACACCAGAAAGATTGGTTGTTGTAGATGCTGGCCTTGCCTGTTTATTGGCATTAAATACAATCCCGCCTTGGAAGTTTCCCTTGGGTAGGGACAGCTTCATCTTAAAACCATTTCTAGTCTGCGCGATGCCTCCGCGAAGGTTGATGTTCTGTGCAAACTTTGCCTGATCTTCAGGCAACGACCAAGGGCTGCGGACTGAATTAACGCCATGAATCCAGTTGGCAGTTGCTTTAACCAGTCTTCCCGATTTGATGTTGTCGCTATTCATGCGTTAAAACATTACGCAATCCGTGTCATCTCCGTAAGTGATATTGTTAATTTGCGGTGGCTGCATGGAATGACCATCCATGCTCTCGTTCTGATTGCGTAGATAGCCAATTGCAATAGACCAATAACGCTGCGCCTGCTCTGCAAAGTCTTTATCTTCAAGATCGCAGGCATGGACTGCGGCAATGATGGCACGCTCGTTCTCTACAGGAATGTAGTCGTACTGGCTCGTAATGACAGGATGAGCCATGCGGTAGATAATCCTAGCCCATGCACATTTCTGTCCGATGCGAATGCGGCGGTACTTTGGATTGGTTTCCGTAGGATGATATTGACCAATCAACGCCATATCGTTGCTACGACCATAATCCAAGGCATACAGGCTGACATATCCAAGGGTTTCCGGCTTCTCGACATGAAGGATGCTCTTAACCAGCGTAGGAGGCAGGATAGAATCAACAAAGAAGGTGCTGCTGACACTATTCCCCATATCGTAATAGGTGATCCGGCCAGTAATAGAGCTAGTATTTACTGCGTGATCACGGGTGTCATATAGCTCAAAGCTGGTTGCATCAACGGGCCTAGCGTAATAATACTGCGGGGAAGATTGTGTGCTTGCAACAAGTCCTGTAGGAAGGACATCTCCCTCCGCTGGGCGGACTGTTACCTGATCTCCGATCTCAAACAGCGATCCGACCGCATCAAGGCTAGTTGATGCTACTGGCGTAAATGTGCGCACAATGTTCATGCTCATCTGGCCGACAGGAAGCGTAGGAACGCCTGCATTGGCAAATACAATCGGGTTGTTGGATGTGTCGGTCAGGGAGACATTGTTTCCAGACAGCGCGATCTTGTAGTTGGTTCCTGCAACAAGCGGATATGGAAGAGATCCAGTAGAAGAGAACTGGACAAGTTCGCCATTGCTCAAGTATTCGATGGATTCAGGTACAACAAGATTGTTATACGCCTTGGCATACGAAGCAATCCTGACTGCGTAATAAGACTGGCCGACTCCTAGTGCTGTAACCCCAATGATTCCTGTAGTTGCAGGAGATCCATTTGCATGAGCCAGCGTGTCGTATAGTTGCGCCGTATTTGAGTTGATTACGCGAAGGTAATACAGGGTTGTATTGTTAACTCCAGTAGGAAGCAGGTAATCAGATGCCAAATAAACTCCCTGACCTGTTGATACGCCACCAAAATCTCCAGACCAATTCTTGTTGAACGAGATGCTGAATGGGCGAGTCAAAGCGACATAAAAATTACCAGTTTCAGAGCTAGTAATTGTGATTGGCGAGAAATCCGATCCCACGACCGTAAATGTACCCGTAGATCCATTTAATGGAGCCTCGGCCCTATACGCAGTTCCAGCAACAAGCGGTGCTGGAAGAGATCCAGTAGATGAAAACTCAACGAATACGCCTGTAGAAGGAGAAAGCGTCACAGTTGGGCGAGATGTATATCCAGAACCCTCCGTAACAATATTTACTGCCGTAACGCCGCCAGAAAATGATGTAATTGTTCCAATCGCGGGTGTCGTTAGCGTATTGGAAACCTGATATGTAAATACCTGCGTATTGGGAACAGATGCATAAATTGTTCCAGTTGCAGGACTAACAAGAATAGAACTTGTTGTTGTGTAAGTAAATGTATTTAAGTCAATTACATTGATTGTGAATTTTCCGTTATAGTATGACTGCGCGGATCCAGAGATGGTAATCGTCTGTCCATCTGAATATCCATGATTGTTAATGATGCAGTTTGCTGTAGTTCCAGTTCCTGTAAGATTTCCTGCCGAAACGGCCTGATCTATAGTAGGTACAACAATAGAAAATTGCCCATTGTAACCGCTTGGACTGGCTCCGCTGATCCTGATGGTCTGCCCATTGGTATATCCATGTCCGGCAGAAATAGTGGCGGTAGCCGTTGTTCCAGACCTCGTTACGGAATCAAGCGTGATTGTAGCCGTGCTGATGGTTGCCGTAGCCGTAGCCCCAGTTCCACCACCTCCCGTAATTTTAACTTGCGGTGGCTGTGTATAGCCAAATCCTGAAGATATTTGCGTAAAGCTAGAAACAAATGATGTTTGTAATGTTGCTTTTGCCGCAGCTTGTGTTCCAGCCAATACAGAAACGCTAGGAGTCGATGAATATCCAGATCCTCCTGCGTTCATTGTAATAGAAGTAATAACGCCAGATGAGATATTAGCAGTAGCCAATGCTCCGCTACCTCCGCCTCCAGTAATCACAACAACGGGTGCGCTTGTGTATCCGCTTCCTCCGTTGGTTACGGCAATGTTGGTTACAGCACCAGAGGTTACGGTGACGGTTCCGATAACCGCGCCACCTCCGCCATATCCGGCAGGGTTGCCAATCGTAATTGTCGGGGCTGTAGTGTACCCAAGACCAGAAGAAGTAATGACAATGCTTCCTACTGCATATGTTGTAGATCCTACTGCATCAGGAACCATGACAGCATAACCAGTAGCCGTACTTACTTGTTGATCTGTTCCTGCGGGAGGTGGAGGCGGATCAGAAAATGTAATTGTTGGAGCGGAAATATATTTTGTCCCACCTGTTGTTACGGTTGCCCCGACTACTGAACCTACAACAACAGCCTGAAATTGCGCTCCTGCTCCAGATGGAGCGGAAAGATTTAATCCCGCTGCTGTAATCTGACTGGTGGTTCCAGTAACAGATGTCGCAGGAAGAAGTTTGACCAAAGAATTAGTTCCAGTTCCATTGTCGGTCAAAACAATTGGATTAACAAGTGCCGTAGCAGTAGAAGCAAGCGCGTCTGCCTGTGATTCGTGCAATGAAATTGTATAAGTGTCGATGACATTGACAAAGTAGTTCTGCCCTGCAATCAGCGGTGTAGGAAGCGTACCTCCAGATGTAAACGCCTGAACCTGATCTCCATTCAAATAATAGTGTTGAACAGCAAATGACAGGATTGTTTGAGGTGCAATCGCTTTCCTGATGTCGGTATTAAACTTTCCGCTGTTTCCAGTCAGAAGAATAGGGTTTGTTCCATTCTGTGCATCGGTAATTGTCGCATATACCTGAATGTTTGAAGAATCAAGCTGCTGTCCAAAATAGGTAGTATTCGCCGCCAGAGGAGAAGGAAGCGATCCTGCAAATCCAGAACCAGACCCAACAGAGAATGTCAGTTCGTTAGGAGAATCAACAGCAATAGGAGGCGTGGACTGAAGATTGATTGCCGTCAGCAGATTGCTTGGTCGTGCGTCAGTCAGGGTGATTGTACCAGCATTAAGGATGCTTTGCAGGAAGACGGGATTCGTTCCTGCCTTGGCATCCAGCGAGTTTTGGTAAAGCTGGATCGTGTTAGCGTCATCAACCCCGATGTAATAAGTCTGACCAGCGTAAATAAAGCTAGGCATCGTGCCAGATCCAAGAGAAAGGACGGCAGACTGGCCGGACTGAAACTGGTGTGCAGAAGTAGATGCGAATTTGGTAAACGGAGAAACAGCGACATCGCGGGTCTGGATCGTCACGCCATCAGGCTCAATCGTCCCATAGGCAAAATCAGACTGCGCGTGAATAGGAACAAGAATTCCATCAGCGGTTGTGCCATCTGGGAATTGTGTGCGAAGCTCCCTGTTATTAGAGTCTGTTCCAACAACCCTGATTTGCTTTCCTGCATCAACACTATGCTCGGAAATTGCCACTAGCTGGGAAGGTTGGCGAATGTCCATGACGGTCGCCACAAATCCCCTGTCATCCCATGCCCAATCAACGGGGTTATACATCCCGCCCTTGTTGACATGATATTGGAACAGCCTGCCCCTGAAATAAGTCGGGGAGCCGTCCACATTAACTCCCAGCGGGACTTCAATCCCGCGAGGGAGAGTAATGGTTTGCCCGTCCCATCCCGTACAGACATCCACCTCCTGATTGGTGTGGAAGTAGTGACCAGACTCCATAAGAGTCTGAACGGCCTGCGTTAGCTTGCGAAAAACCTTTTTTTGGTCGGTCGTTGCAAGAATTTCTGCGGCCTCGTCATATATCTGCGAGACGAACATTGTGGGATATTAGCGTTGGCTTCCGGCTTCTGCAATTCCTTTAAGGAAATCTTCGTCGGCAGGAGATCCGCCAGCGGATCCGCCTTCAGGTCCAGCAGGAGGCATTCCGCCAGCGGGAGCCTCCCCAGCACCAGCGGCCTGCTGATTCACGCCTTGGGCGAGATTGTCAACGCCTTGGGCAAGCTGAACGATAAGCTGATGGATGGCATCAAAAGCGGCCTTGGGCATGGAAATCATCACAGATCCATCGCCAGCAGGTGCGCCTGTATCAGGAGACATCTTGTCGGCGGGGGCTGCACCCATTCCTGTGTCAGGAGCGGGATTAGGATCGTTAGGTGGCATAGTTTTGTCTGAGGCCATAAGTTTAGTCGTTGTCGGTTTCGTTTTGTTCTGTTGATACTTCTTGGGACGCTGCTGCTAAACCCTTTTCGATGGCATCCTCATCGTCGGGTTCGATTTCTTTGGTCTCGTATGTAGCGTCCTCACCAGAGGGCTTAATCCCATGAATTTCTAGCTCAAGACAATAACGCTTGATGGTCTTACCATCGCGCTCAGTCTTTTCGGTCCTTTCCATTACCTTGCGATAATGAATGACAGCAGTTCCCTCTTTTGGAAGACCCTTAAGATCTGCTGGCGCAGTGTCAAAATAAAGCGAAGGATAATGGATGTTTTCCTCTGCGGCCTGCGTCTCCTCGTTCTTTTCCGCTGATTCAATTGGGGACGGCGGAATGATCTTTTCTCCCAAATCGTGGAATCCATCAGGAAGAGTTACTGGTGTGCTAGTATATGGCATTTTGTGAGTATGTTTTTTATAATCAAATCAATAATTATATAATAACTATAGAAAATGGTTGCGATGATACCCCTGTGTAAACAGCACAACTTCCAGCAGTTTTTGAAGTAACAACTGCGGTTGCGCTAGATGCCAATGGAGTAAGCACAATAATAGAGTTGCTTGTTATTGAAGAACAATTAACTGTAAAATTCCCTATTGCTCCAGAAGAGGTAATTGTTGTTCCTATATTTCCAGAAACAACATTAGTTGAGCTTATGTTTGCTGCTGCTTTTGGCAATAATGTATTCAAATATGATCCTGCAAGTGGTGCTGAAGCAGTAGATGCATTGCCAATTAAGTCTGCTGTAATAGTTCCAGCAGAAAAATTTCCAGACGAATCGCGCAAAACTATTGTTGATATAGTATTTGTGCTTGATGGGTTTCCTTCAAGTTTGCTGTTTGAAATAGCAGCAGATGAAGATATGTCTGAATTTACAATAGAAGAACCAAGTGATAATTTTGAATAAGAAATAGAAGCAGATGAAGATATGTCTGCATCTAAAATAGTTCCATTAGCGATCATAGTGCTGGTGATAGAACCAGCAGGAAGTGATAGCGTTCCAGTTACCGTTAAATTGTTGATCGTTGGAGAAGAAATCGTAGGTGTAGTGATTGTAGCGTCAATAATAGAAGCAGAGCTAGGATTTGATGTGTAATCCAGAGTTTTATTAGTAAGCGTCTGGGTAGATCCAGTATAAACAATCCCCGTTGTATTTTGATTAAGGCTTAATGCGCGGACAATGTAGCAAAGCATTCCCTCTCCCTGAAGGGGAGCAACTCCAAAGATTGGATTGTAGGTGGAAGGATTGCAGGGAATAGTCCAAACAATCTTGCCTCCAACAACGCTTTTGGTAATTGTCCCGTAAAGAGCAGCTACAAGGTTGTCAATCAGGCTAGGAACGCTTTCGTGCGAAATGCTCGGATAGGGAATATCAGGTCGGCAAGCACTAGAATACGAGGAATTATAGTTTCCGTTAGAATTGCATCCGCAGTCAGACATAATGTGTTGTTATCAATTATAATTTGCGGTTTGTAAAGATAAAATCACACTTTGTTGTAATGCCAGACATCGCTAATTGCCCTGCCTGTCTTAATCCTGAATTTCTTTCTCTGTAATTTGTTCTGAAGAAGCAGCTTTTGAACCCTGCTGTTCATGGTTGTAAGCGACAAACAAGTTTGCTGCGCCATATCTACTAGCGTTATCCATCCCTCTGGCACTTCGTCAACCAGCCCAGAAGGGCCGGATGATTGCATTAGTTCTGCGAGCCAATCATTAGCTGATTTATTGTTTTTCATGTATTTATACTGGTAGCCTCCATTGCTCCCCATGCGCTCGCTGGGTTATTTGCAATGAAGATTGATTTAGTGATTCGTTGTATTCTCCCCACAGGAAGCCTTGTGTCCATGCCCATGTGCTAGGGCGATTCTTTGCATATTCAAGCGATCCTCTGGCGGTCAATGTCCCGATATTGTATCCCGTGCCGCCTGCGTGTGTTTTCGCGCTGGCAACGGCAACTTTATGCGTGTGTCCAAACGCTATTTTGCGGCGGCGACCATTGCAATATGAGGTTGCCATGTCCCTAGCAGCCATTTCGTTGTAGATAGTTCCATGAGTAAGGCCAATATCTGCAATGTCAACGATCTGCTCAATTCCAGAATATGGGATCAGCCTAGCTTTTAGGCTCTTGGCCGTATCTTCAATCGCATTAACAATTTTGTGGGCGCAGTATGCGGTGGCGGAATTCTTGCTGCGGGTCAATTTCCATGCTCTGTCCTCATGGTTGCCGCAGAGAATGTATGGGTTTTTACACCCTGCCATTAGCTGACGCAGGTGAGTAAGTCCCGTGTCGATATCAGGCGTTATTTCATCTCCATCGCTATCAGATCCAACCCCGTTTCCCATCAGCGCGGAGAGATCAATGAAGTCACCTAAATGCAGGATAGTATCCGGCTTGTATCGTTCTTTGAATGTCATCACCGCATCCCATGCGGTTGGATCTACATATTTGGCGTGACTGCACGACACGGCCAAAATCTTTCGCCAGCGGTTGGTTATATTTGCCATATTTATTGAAAGACTTCTTTATCGTCTTCTGGCGGATCAAAGTCTCCGCTATTCCATTTGTCAACATGATTTTGAATGGCAAATTTGTTTCCCTGCAAAATATGGGCGTGCTGCGTCTCCCCATCATCGTCTACCCAATTTATAAATAACGCCATATTCGGGAAATGCTCTGTGATAATTCCAATAGCTCTTTGGAGATTATTCCATTCAGAAATTCCTATATTGTCTGGCATTGGGGTGTTCACGCAATACTGATATGCACGAACTTGCAGAGATCGTCCAGCCTAGCATTCCATCCGCCCAAAAATTTGATGTCAGAAGGATGTCTGTTCACAATCAACTGGTTTACACGCTTCTGGTCTTTGATAAATGCTGCTGCATCGTGATTTGTCCTTTCTAGGATCTTATTTGCCTGCCCAGCACCGCTGACAACCTTGCAGTTAAACCATACCTCGCCAAGCGGATATGCTATGTCTTCCACATGGAATCTGATCCAGTTTTTCCAATAAAGATTGGTAGCTCCCTCCATGTCGAGGTTGCGTATATCATCAGCGGTCAGATTAAACGGCTTTTCTCCGAATTCACGCAGGTCGCAACCCCATTTTGTTATGCCTCCACGATCTCCTTTTACCTCTTCGGCAATGACATATTTGTAATCGCCCCAATGCCCCTTCGCAAATACGCATTCATGCTCAAAGATGAATGGCAGGAAAAATCTAAATCTGCTCGTCATGTTCTAACAGATAATCCTTGGGATCTCGTCGCAGGATATTGATTTCAGGAGCAAGCGGCTGATTGCTTTCAATATGCTGATCCCTGTCCTCGTCAACATCTAAGTGCTGAAGAACGGATGCCGCTTTCCAATCCATAGCGGCTTGCCCCGTGATGAGGGTCGTTACCAAGGCTCCAAAGAAGAGAACGACAAGGTTGGCGAGTTCGACAATTTCTTTGGCTTG